ATACATGGAAACATTAGGTAGACCTGAAGGTACACCAATGTCAGCTACTGAAGTATCTCAAAGAATGGCAGATCTATCTACACAGATAGGATCATCATTTGGTAGACTACAATCAGAACTAATAACACCTTTGCTTAGAAGAGTTATAAGAATATTAATTAAGATGGGTAAGATAGATATACCTAAAGTAAATGGTAGAGAAGTAAAAATAGTATCTACATCACCATTATCTCAAGCACAGCATGAACAAGATGTACAAGATGTTCTTAGATTCTCATCTATACTTGCTCAAACATTTGGACCACAAATGCTTAATTTAGTAGCAAAACAAGATGAAATGGCTAAATATTTAGCTGAAAAGATGGGATTACCTGAGAAACTAATTAGAGATGCTGGAGAACAGCAAGAACTGCTTTCACAGTTGCAAAATCAACAACAACAAGCTAATATGGCTCAAAATGAGCTGGGAATCCCTCAAGACCAAACAGGACAACAGTCCTGATTCAGAAATAGATATACTATTCGCAACACTATTTAATCTTCCTAATGGTAAAAAAGTATTAGACTATTTAGAAAAGATTACTATAAAAGCAAATGTATCACCACAAACACCTAGTAGTAACTTGTGGCATTTAGAAGGACAAAGATATTTAGTAAACTTAATTAAAAATAAAATAAGAAAAGGATCAAAGAAGAATGACTGAAGAACAAACACCAGATAATCTAGAACAAACTACAGATAATACACAAGCTCCTGTAGAAAGACCTGAGTATGTTCCTGAAAAGTTTTGGAATAAAGATACTAATGAAATCAATGTTGAAGATTTAAGTATATCTTATAATGCCTTAGAAAAGAAACTAGGATCTAGAACAGAAGATCTATCTAAGCAAATTAGAGATGATATAGAACAAGAAAGACTATCATCTGCACCTGAAACTTATGAAATAAAATCACCTGAGTTACCTGACAATATACAGTTAGATATTAATCCTGAAATGCCATTACTACAATGGTGGCAAGAACTAGCAAAGTCAAAAGGATTATCACAAGATGAATTTAATTCAGGTATAAAAGCATTTGCAGAAAATGAAGTAAATGCATTACCAAACCAAGAAGAAGAAATGAAACTACTTGGTGAAAATTCAAAAGAAAGAGTAGAATCAGCTGACCTATGGGCAAAGAAAAACTTATCACCTGAAGGATATGAAGCAGTTGCAGAACTTGCTTCTACTGCTATGGGTGTAAAAGTAATAGAAGAAGTAATGAAACTTACAAAAGATGCTCCTATGCCACAAACAGAAACAAGGATTGATGTAGAGCCTGATAAGATAGATTTAAGATCTATGATGGCAGATCCAAGATACTGGAAAGATGGTGAAAAAGATCCAGCATATATAAGAAAAGTTACTGATCTATATGAGAAATACGAAGCCAAAAAAACAGCGTAGAAAAGTAAAAGTATTATGGAGAGATGCCATTAGTCATGCTGAATGGTGTTATCCTAGTGAAGTAAAAAAATATAAACCAGCTATAAATACAACTGAAGGGTATCTTCTTATAAGAAATAGTGAAGTAACCATAGTCTATATGTCTTACAATGATACAGATATAGGTGATATATGTGTCATACCTACAGAGAATGTTAAGACAATAACATTTGTGCGTTGATCTTTTCCTAAAAATATGCGTCTTTCTTACTAAGACCTTAATGGCTTTCTGATATGCCTTTCATAGATAACATATCAAGACCAAAGAGATAATCGAATATTAACAATTAGAACACAAAGGAGAAACTATGAGTTCGCAAATCAGTAATGCTTTTATCACTCAGTTTGAAGCTGAAGTGCATATGGCATATCAAAGAATGGCGAGTAAACTCAAAGGTCTTGTTCGTACAGTTAATGGTGTATCAGGAGAATCTGTAAAGTTCCAAAAAGTAGGTACTGGCGAAGCTACAAGCAAAGCTAGACACGCTGAGATAGTTGCAATGAATATATCACATTCAAATGTAACTGCTACACTTTCAGATTTCTACGCATCAGATTATGTCGACAGGCTTGATGAGTTGAAAACTAATATTGACGAAAGAGCTGTGATAGCTAACAACGCTGCATATGCTCTTGGAAGAAAGACAGATGACATTATCTTAGACGCAATGGCATCAGCAACTACTCTTGCAAACAATGCTGGAGCTTCAGGTGCTTCACCAGCTACAGACATGAACATTGACAAGATCAAAGAAATGCAAGAGTTCTTTGGTACAAACTCTGTGCCAGATGACAATGCTAGATATTGGGCAATCGGTCCTTCACAATGGTCAGACCTTTTGGCTGACGACCAATGGACAAGAACTGAATACTTAGGAAATAACGAATTACCTTATGCTGGTATGAACTATACCACTAAGAGATTCTTAGGATTCTTATTCTTCGTACACTCAGGTCTTAAGACATCAGGTTCTACAGACAGACACACTGTGTGTTGGCATAAATCTTCAATGGGATTAGGAGTAGGTTCAGAAGTAAGAACTGAAGTAAACTATATTCCTGAGAAAGTAGCACACCTAATGACTTCTTATTTATCAATGGGATCAACTTTAATTGATGACAATGGTATAAGAATTCAGAAATGTGCAGAATAGGAGTAAATTATGGCATACGCATTAGCAAATCCTGTTAAAAAAATAGCACAAGCTGGTGATAGCAATTCAATCTTCTTCTATACAGATGGAGATGCTACATCAACTGTTGTAGGTAGTGGTTACTTTAACCTCTCAGCTACAGAATTTAAACAAGGTGATATGATCCTTTGTGCCAATGGTATAGGTGGCACTATAGAATCTGACTTACTTGTTGTAACTTCTGCAAGTGGAGCAACAACTGTAACTACTGCTAAATTAGCATAACACTATGAGGGGGGTTTATCCCCCCTTTTAATTTGGAGATATTATTATGGTAATGATGAACATAGCGAAGAGTGCAGTAAGTAGTGTTAGAGCTTTATTAAAGAAAAAAGGTTTAAAAGACGCTGTAGATGTAACTACAAAAAAAGCTAAAGCAGTAGGTGCAAAAGCAACTGCAAAAGCAAAAGAAACAGTTGAAAAAGCAAAACCAGCTGTTAGAAAAGCAACTGCAAAAGCAAAAGCTACAGGAATGGTAGCTAGAGATAAAGCTGAAAAAGCAGCAAAAAAAGTTTCAGAAAAAACACCAGAACCAGTTAAAAAAGCAGCAAGAGCAGTAGGAAAAGGAGCTTCAGCTGTAGGTAAAGCTGCTGGTACTGCTGGACTTGCTATTGGTAGTGCTGGAGCTGTAGGTGGTTCTGCATTAGGTGCTGCTACTGGAGCTGTTGGTGGAAGAGCAGTTAGAGCTGTTGGAGATAAAATAAGAAAAATAAAAGGTAAAAAACCAAGAACAGCAGATCAAAAAGCATTTAATGAAATGACAGATACTGTTAGTGGTGCTGTTGGTGGTGCTGCCATTGGTGGCATTGGTGCTTTAGCAGCAACTGGTGCTTTAGCTGCATCATTAATAAAAACTAATCAACCTAAAGAATCAGGATATACAGTAAAAAGACTTTCAGATGGTAGATTTAGTACAACATTTCAAGATGCAAATGCTAATGCAGTATTTTCATCAAAACAATTATCACCAAAAGATATAGCAGATGTAAGAAAAAATGTAGCTGTATTAGATAGTATTGTATTAGGTGATAAGATAACCTTCTTAGAAAAACAAGAATTTATGGCTAGACTAAATTACTTAGCAGATAAATATGGAGTAAATAATATAACTGGTAAAAACTTATCTGTACTAATACCAGCAGTAGGTAAAGCATAAACTAATGGCAGTTACCAAAGTAGATATTGCCAGTAGAGCATTAATAATGATAGGAGCTAATCCTATCTCATCATTTACAGATGGTACAACTGAATCCCTTGTAGTAAATACAATCTATGAAGAAATAGTAGAATCTACTCTTACAAGAGCTAGATGGCGTTTTGCTACAGGACAACAACAATTATCATTCTTAACTGATACACCAGCTGGTAGATTTGAATATGCATATCAACTACCAACTAGTCCACAACTATTACAGATATTAGCTATTACAGTTAATGACCAACCAATACCTTATTCAAGATATGAAGATAAAATTTATATGAATAGTTATGGTAATGAGAGTACAGTCATCATGGATTATATATTTAGACAAGATGAATCATTATTTCCACCCTATTTTAGATTAGCTTTAGAACTAAAGTTAGCCAGTATATTTGCTGGTTCAATAGCTAGAGATTCTGCTCTAGTAAATGAGTTTGACCAACAAGCAGAAAGACAACTACTTATAGCTAAAAATATTGATGCACAAGAAACAACAACTAAGAGATTGTCAACTAATAGATTTATTAGCAATAGAAGGAGTAGTAGAAGTGGAATTGTTTCCTAATGCCAAGAAAAGTCAGACAGGTATATACTAACTTCTCAGCTGGAGAACTTAACTCAAATTTAAACGCAAGAACAGATGCTAGAGCTTACTTTGAAGGAGCAAAGCAATGTCGTAACTGGTTCTTACTTGATGAAGGTGGCGTTATGCGTAGACCAGCAACACAGTTTACTACAGCTCTTGTAGGTGAAACTAGAATCATACCATTTATATTTAGTAATGATGAAGTAGCTATATTTGCTTTTTCTAATAACAGATTAGATGTTTTTAATTCTAGTGGTACTGCAATACAAAGTAATATTACTAGTAATTGTAACTGGACTACATCTCAACTATTTGAATTAAACTTTGCACAGTTTGCAGATACTGTGTTTTTAACACATAGAGATAATCCTATAAGAAAAATAAAAAGAACATCAGCTAGTACATTTGAAGTTTCTGCTTATACTTTTGAAGAAGATACTACTGTAAGTGCTGGTGGTATAAATAAAACTACTGCACCTTTTTTTAAATATGCAGATGGTACTACAACACTAACACCTAGTGGTACTACTGGTAGTATTACATTAACTGCTTCTACAGATACCTTTGTATCTGCTCATAATGGTACATACATACAATTAGGTGATACACCAAAACAATTAAAGATTACTGGATTTACATCTGCTACACAAGTTACTGCTCAAGTATTAGAAGAATTACCTAATACAGATGCAGATGCAGATTGGGCAGAAGAACTTATATCTGCTGTAAGAGGATTCCCACAAGCTGTATCTTTTCACGATAATAGATTATGGTTTGGTGGTGTAAGAGATAGACCTTCAGCTGTTGTAGCTAGTCAAATAGGTGGATATTTTAATTTTGATCTTGGTACTGGATTAGCGAGTGAAGCAATCAATGTTGCTATTGCTGGTGATAAAGTTAATGAAATTAGACATTTTGTATCTTCTAGAAATTTACAAATCTTTACAGATGCTGGGGAATATTACATACCTACAAGTGGTAATACTGCTGCTGTAACGCCAAGTAATATAACATTTCTTAGACAAACACCTTATGGTTGCAATAGAGCAGCTCCTGTACCTTTTGATGGTGCTACACTATTTACACAAAAAAATGGTAAAGCTGTAAGAGAGTTTGTATTTAGTGATTTAGAACAAGCATATAAATCTACTGCTGTATCTGTATTATCTTCACAGCTAATAGATGCACCTAAACAAATATCTATGTTAACTGGTAACAATGAAAGACCTGAACAATTTGCTTTTTTTCTTAATAGTGGTAGTAACGAAAATGGTAAGATAGGTGTATTTCATAGTATTAGAGATGAAAAGATAGCTGGTTGGACTATGTGGGAAACTAAGTCAGGAGATGAATTTCATTCTATAACAGCTTTAAATCAAGATTTATTTGTAGTAAGCAAGAGAGTTTTACCATCTGGTACTAAATATCTATTAGAAAAGTTTAGTGATACAGACAATGTAACATTAGATTGTTCTACAACAACTACTGTATTTCAGAAAGGAACACCCCTTGTTAATGGTGGATCTCAATCAGGTAGTGTTTTAAATGTAGATGGTTTTACAACTGCACCAGCAATACAAGAAACTTTTACCATAGCTGGTAATGCAACTGAATATACTATAACTGCTGTTACAGCAACAAGTTCAGGACATACCCTGACCTTGAATAAAACATTAGCTGCAACACCAGCTGATAATGCTGCAATCACAATAGTAGATGGATTTATACATACAGTTAACGCTGTTTACGAAAATACTACACAAGTAAATGCTGTATTTGGTAATGGTTCTTTAGGCTTATATACAGTAGATTCTAACAATAGAATTACATTAAATAATGCACCTTTTCCTACAGGAGTTAGAGTAGGATTTAATTTTACACCAATATTAGAAACTATGCCTATTGATAAAGAAATAGAAAGTGGACCATTGACAGGACACCCAAGAAGGATTAATAAGGCTATAGTAGATATTTCTGAGGGATTAGACATAACCATGAAAGCAGCAGATTTAAGTTCTAAAGAATTAATAATACAACAAGTAGATTTTACAGCTAATACTGATTTACAGTCAGTCACAGGAAAAAAAGAGTTTAACTTCTTAGGATATAGTAAATCACCAACAATAACAATTTCACAAAACGATCCTTTACCTCTTAAAGTATTAGGACTAGCTATGGAGATACAATTCGCATAATGGGAGCAGTATTATCCTCTTCTTCTCTATTTTTATTAAGTGCTGGTGTATCTGCAATAGGTACAATATCTAGTATTAGGGCGCAACAAGCAGCACTACAAAGAGAAAACAAAAGAATAGAACAAGAAAGACTTGCAGCTAAGTTAAAAGCATTAGAAGAAGAAAATGCTAGAACTATTGCATTTAATAATGATTTAGCAAACAATTTAGCATTTCAATCTGTAGCTGGTTACTATGATGATTCTATGAGTTTTACTAATATTAACAAACAAGCCAAACAGAATATGTTAAAAGACATAGGTAACATTAGACTTGCTGGTAAATCTGTAGATGTAAAATATGACCAGATGAGATTGGAAAATAAATTTAAGTCACAGGATTTAACATTTGGAGGATATACTTCTGTATTAGCTGGACTAACAACTGGTTATGCAAACTATAAGTACTATAAAACTTAATGGCATTAACAAAAGGTAATAGACAAAATATAACTACAGTAACATCTGTACAAAGTCGTATGGGCGTTGTACCTACATATGCTGGTAGTGGTATAGCAGCTGCTGCTGAAGCTATAGGAGATACACTAACTGGCTTAGCTAATAAACAAGCAACTATAGAAGAAGAAAAATACAAAGCACAGTTTGAAATAGATACTACAACATATCTAACAGAACTAGCTAGACTACACCCTCTAGAACCTGATACTTTTACAAATAAAGCAGAAAGTTACATAAATACTATAGTAGAAAAAGCTCCACCAAGATTTAAAAGTTATACTGAAAAATATTCTAAACTTATGGCAGCCAGAGAAGGTGATGCTATATACAATAGGTGGTACAATAAAAATCAACAAGATTCTATAAAATTATTCTTAGATGGTATGGATGTTTTTACAGACCTTGAATTAAATACAATAGATAGATTAAATAACGAAGAGTTTGATAAATACTGGATAGAACAGTTTCTACCTAACTTAGAAAATAAAATGATTTCTTATAATAATTTATATGAAAGTTTAGATCCTGAATATGCTGGCTCATTATCTTTACCTGATGTTTTTATGCAAGATATAAAACTTATATTTGAAAGAGCAAGAATATTTAAAAAGACTAAAAACATATTAGCGATTGCAAATGCACAAGATGTAGCAGAGTTTGGTGCTGGTCAAGTTCCTTATGGTACTGGTAAAAGTAATTTAGAAAAAGCACAGTCATATATCATTAATCAATTAATACCAGCTTATAACAAAAAAGCTGATGCTGATGATGGCATAGATGGTTTTTCTGTATTAACAAACAGCACAGAAGAGGAAAGAACACAAATAACAAATGATCTTGCTACTTTTATAACTAATAATGTTTTACAATATGAAACAACACAAAAAGGTATAGACGAAGTACAAAAAGTAAATATTAAAACTAATTACAATCTTATGATGGACGAAATACAATCATTTCAAAATGAATACGCATTTAAAAATCCATCTGAACTTTTTGGTATGGGTTTTGATGCAACAC